AATGACAATATTGGAATTGAAACTGGTATTCCAACATATTTCTCAGGATATATTTCTAATTTTCGTTTAGTTAACGGAGTTGCAGTTTACACGGGCAATTTTACTGTACCAACAACCCCGCTTGCATCTACGCAAAGCTCTGGCACTAACATTTCAGCTATTACTGGAACTGCTACCAAACTTTTAACCGTCCAATCCAACCGCTTCATTGACAACAGCACAAACGCATTTGCCATAACAGCCAACGGCACCCCCAAAATCCAAGCCTTCCAACCCTTCTCCCCGGCGGCATCGTACAGTGCTGCGACGTATGGGGGGAGTGGGTATTTTGGGGCAACATCTAACTATCTCTCAACTCCAGACGCCACCGCTTTTAATTTGAGCGGAGGTTCTTGGACAATTGAATGCTGGATTTATCCAAACGGGACTTACACTGATTTTAATAACATTGTATTAAAACGTGGGGCATCAACCGCTTGGCAGCTTTACTTAAATCAAACAAACGGGTATTTAAGTTTTTTAAATTTAGTAAATGTTTATAATTCCGCTTCCACGCCAATTGCAAATACATGGAACCATGTTGCAGCAGTATATGATGGAACAAATATAAACTTGTATTTGAATGGGACAAGAGTTTTACAGACTGCAACTACCAATTTAGATTTTTCTGCCCCAATTTATGTAGGGGCATATGCAACTCAATACCAATATTTGGGTTATATTTCTAATGTTCGGATTGTAAAAGGCACTGCTATTTATAGTGGTGCAACCTACACCGTTCCAACCTCCCCCGTCACCGCAGTAAGCGGCACCTCCCTCCTCACCAACTTCACCAACGCCGGAATCTACGACGCTGCTTGGCAGAATAATGCCCTGACGGTGGGGGATGCTCAGGTTAGTACAACCCAGGCTCAATGGCCGACCACGAGCATGAAGTTTGATGGGACGGGGGATTATTTACTGCTTCCAGACAGTGTTAATTTGCAAATTGGTTCTGGCGATTACACGATAGAATTTTGGTTGTATGCGTCAAGTTTGGCAAGTTCTTTTTCTGGGATTGTTGATACTAGAACGTCGGGCGGGGTTGATACCAATGGGTTTACCATTTACTTTGCTACATCTCAACTTAGATTTAGAACAAATGGTTCGGACATATTGACCTATTCGTCTTTCCCAACCGGAACATGGACTTATGTTGCTATAACAAGATCAGGTTCTGGATCAAACAATACAAAGTTGTTTATTAACGGAACTCAGCAGGCTCAGGCAACAAACACAACAAGTTTTACTCAGACTTCTAGGTTTGTGATAGGAACAACATATCCTTTGACTGGCGACTTTTATAACGGCTACATCCAAGACCTACGCATCACCAAAGGCGTGGCCCGCACCATCACCACGCCAACCGCAGCATTCCCAACGAGGTAAGAGATGGATTTGTTTAGCAAGAATGGCAACTTTCCCGCTGAAGTAACCCAGTTTCGCGTGCGGTTGCCAGATGGGTTAACGCGCACTGATGCAAGCCAATACACGCAAGATGCAGAGGTAATGGCGCTATTGGGTTATGTTAAAGCCCCGCCAAAGCCAGAATTTGATCTTGCATTGCAAATTCTTTCTTGGAATGGTGCAGATTGGGTTTTGTCGGATATTGAGCCGGAACCAATTGTTATTCCAGAACCAATTGTGGTAGAAGTCACGGATAGTATTATTTAAACCGTACTGGTGCGGCTCACCAGGGAATCTTAGGATTCATTGAATGTCAGAAGAAACCTTATCGGAAGGTATAACCGAGCCGGTGCCCGAGGCCACGGTGGACTCGCCAGCACTAGTTAACGAAACACCGGCCGAGCCTGAGCCATCTAAGACCTTTACCCAAGAGGAAATGGATGAGCGGGTTCAGAAAAGATTGATCATTGAACGGAGGAAGTGGGAACGCAGCCTAAAGGAATCTGTCCCGCCGCCAATTGATTTGCCGCCGGTTGATCAGTTTGATTCGGTTGATGCTTATGCAGACGCCAAAGCAATCAAACTGTTTGAGCAGCGAGAAATCCAAAGGCAGCAAAGGGAGGTTTTGGAGGCATATCACGGACGCGAGGAAGAAGCGCGGGATAAATACGATGACTTTGAACAAGTCGCGTACAACCCCACGCTACGAGTCACGGATGTGATGGCGCAAGTGGTTCAATCCTCGGACATTGGCCCCGAAATAGCCTATTGGCTCGGCTCTAATCCCAAGGAAGCAGACCGCATTTCCCGTCTTAATCCTGTTCTGCAAGCCAAAGAGATCGGGAGAATTGAAGCTAAATTAGCCTCAGACCCGCCTGTTAAACGAACCTCATCTGCGCCAGCACCTATTCGACCCGTTACCGCTCGAAATTCAGGCAATCCGAGTTATGACACGACCGATCCTCGGTCAACCAAAACCATGTCTACCTCGGAATGGATTGAAGCAGATCGGATGCGGCAGAGAAAAAAGCTGGAATCGCTTCGGATGTAAAGCTCAAAATCCTATAGTCGGGAAAGTTCTCAGAAAGGCATCTTTTTCTTAACGTAAATCTATGAATGCCAGTAGCCTTAGCCGCTTCCGCAAAGGAGCGGTATTCAACCCCAAGCACGCAGCACCCAGTGTTGCGGTGATGGGTAAGGCTACGCGCTTGTTTGGACGCTTCGCTATGCGCGGCGCGTTCAAAGTAAAGACGTTTGCGACCCAACAACGCCGCTCTTTGTTTCGCTTTGGTTTCCTCGGAAGTAACTTTTCCAAGGCGAGCTTGGCGAATCTTTTCTTTGGTCTCGGGCGTACGAATGTAATGCCCGTTCATTCCAGCGTGGCGTTCAGCAAAATGTTCTTTGGCCGTAACGCATTCAAGATTTTCTGCTCGGTTGTCAGCTTTGTTGCCGTTAATGTGGTGAACGTGTTTGGCTGGGTCAAAGGACTCCAGCCAACATTGAGCCACGGCTCGGTGCATAAGTTTGTTGCTTCGACCGAGAGATACATACCCATCTTTTCTATTGGTGGGTGTGTGTGGAAGGAACTTTCTGAGAACTTTTCCGCAGCGCGAGACAGCGTAAAGGTGGTCACAGAATCGGTACTCAATTCCGTCTACGGTTATGCCAATCATGTTGTACCCCAAAAGGTGACTAAGGAATTTCTATTCTAACACAACTTATCCAAAGGAAGTAAAGTGTCTAATTCGATTCTTACGATTGACATGATCACAAGGAAGGCCCTTGAGATCCTCGAAAACAACCTCGTCCTTACCCGCAACGTAAACCGTCAGTACGATGACAGCTTTGCTGTTGAAGGTGCCAAGATTGGTTCGACCTTGCGTATCCGGCTGCCGGATCGCGCACTGGTGACTGACGGTGCCGCTCTGCAAGTGCAGGACGATAACGAGCAGTTCACCACGCTGACCGTTTCGACCCAGAAGCACATTGGTGTGAACTTCACGTCTGCCGAACTGACGATGCAGTTGGATGACTTCGCAGAGCGCGTGCTCAAGCCGCGTATCTCGCAGTTGGCCTCGAGCATTGACGCTGACGTTGCCAATGCGTATAAAAACGTGTTTGCATCTGTTGGTACGCCAGGCACGACCCCATCGACCTCGCTGGTTCTGCTGCAAGCGCAACAGAAACTTAACGAAGCCGCTGCGGTTATGTCGCCACGTTATGCAACGGTTAACCCCGCTGCTAACGCTGGGCTGGTTGAAGGCATGAAGGGTCTCTTTAACCCAACCGACACCATCTCCAAGCAGTTCAAGAATGGCATGATGGGCACTGGCGTGTTGGGCTTTGACGAGATCAATATGTCTCAGTCGATCAAGCAGCACACCACCGGCAACTTCCCTATTTCGCCTATTGTTTCTTCTAGTGCGACGTTTGTTGAGGGTCAGGCAACCCTTCCAATTACGTTCACCAGCGGAACCAAAACGGTTAAGCAAGGCGACGTTTTCACCATTGCTGGCGTTTATGCTGTTAACCCGCAGACCCGTGAATCGACTGGTTCGCTCCAGCAGTTCGTTGTTACCGCTGACAACAGCGTGACTTCGGGCACTTCCATGACCTTGGCAATTTCTCCGGCGCTTTATACGTCGGCAAATGCCTTGGCTACGGTTGATTCATTCCCTGCAACCAGCGCGGTTATTACGTTCCTTGGCTCGGCTTCAACGCAATATCCACAGAACTTGGTCTACCATAAAAATGCAATCACGTTCGCGACGGCCGATCTCTTGCTGCCAAGCGGGGTCGATATGGCCGCTCGCGCAGTACATAACGGGATCAGTTTGCGTGTGATTAGGCAGTACGACATAAATAATGACAGACTTCCATGTCGTATTGATGTGTTGTATGGCTTTAGCACGATCCGTCCACAGATGGCTTGCCGTCTCTGGGGTTAATCTTTTAGGGGGGTTTAATACCCCCCACTATTTTTAAGGAAATATCATGGCTTTACCTAATGGCGCAGGTGGTTACCAAGTTGGTGACGGCAACCTGAATGAAGTAATCCTCGGCTATCAGGCCGCTCCTTTGTCTGTCACGGCAACTGCAACCCTGACCGCTGCTCAGGTCGCCTCTGGCGTCCTGCTGGTTGGTTCGGGTGCAACGACCGCCCAGACCTACACGCTGCCCACTGGTGCGTCTTTGGACGCTCTGGTTACCAGCGCTAAGATCAACAGCACGTTTGAACTCGTGCTGGTTAATCTGGGAACCTCGTCTGGCACGGCAGCGCTTGCTGCTGGCACTGGCGTGACCGATGGCGGCAACGCCACGGTTGCGATC